TAGCACAATATGCGTCACCTTTTTTTGTGCCGGGACGAATGCGATCTCCACCATCTTTAGCTTTTCCAGCTTGCCCATAATGGACTGTTTTTGTTCTGCCAGTCGCTTTATTTGTTACAATTTTTGTGAACCTTGGTTTTATTTCAGCCATAATTACATTGATGTAAAAGTACCTGCACTTGGATCAGTGCTATCTTGTGAGGAATTTACGCAGTCATCAATTTCTCGCAATGCCATTTCAAAACCTTGCTTCAACATTGCTTGCATTGCAACTCCTTCAACGGATTTTTCTGTTATGAAAGGAATTCTACTGCGTAGATATAAACGCATTCGACTTCCTGTTTTTTTGTCGTAATCACGAAGTCGTGATGCATCAGATTCTTCCCATTTCATATTTATTTATTTAAAAAACGGCAATCCTTGCTGTTCTCTTTGTTTTGCAAATTCAATTGCTTTTTTTTCTATGCTATTATATAAGTTTGGATTTGTTTTATATATATCTTTAGTTGACAGCAGGTAATTTTGCTCTGCTTGAGTTAAGCCCGGAACAAGAGTTGGTATTTCTTTTTCTCCAGTTCCCCAATTTACACCAATTGATATTTCACTTGAAGAGTCATTTGGGTTGTCAAGACGCTTTAATGGCCCCAACCAACCTTCACCTTTTAATGATCCATCTGATCTTGTATCTTTGGGATTAGGTTTCCAAGCATCTGTTTTTTGAGATACCGCCAACCCGCTTGATGCACTATATGCTCCACCCATATATTATTCCATATACTCTTTTACTTTTTTGACTCCAGACTTTGCGGCTTCCATAGCACCTTTGGCAACTTTTTTAACTCCAGCCTTTGCGCCCTTATAGACATCTTTGCCAAATTCTTTCAGTTCTTTAGGACTCACAATGCCTTGGTCACTCATGCCTTGTTTTTCAAGTCGAGCATAGGTTTCTTTTTCTTTTTTAGCATCAGCAATTTTTTTAGCATCAACTTGCTTTTCAGATTCAGAAAGCAAATCTTCTAGTTCGGTTTCTTTATCCTTTGCCGTAGGAAGCGGCTCGATTTTTTTAATTTTACTCAAAGCATATTCTTTTTCTGTAGTAGCTTTGCTCATTGGTTTTAGTGTTTTTAATTCTGGCATAATATTATCCTGCGGTTACGGGTTTCGGTGGTGCAGCAACTTGATTTACTGCGTTATTTTGTGATGGGTTAGTTGTTCCAACAGCTTCGCCAATTGCGGTAGCCTGTGCCATTGATGGTCTTCGACCTCCACCGCCGCCACCGCCGCCGCCTGCTGCTGCTGGGAACAAATCTCCTTCTGAAATTGGTGCTTGTCCTGCGGTAAGATGCTTAATGGCTTCAGAGACTGCCTTCTTGTATTCAGCAATCTGTTTTTTGTCTGCACCCTTTGCTTCTGCGTTCTGAACGTGACCAATAAAGTGCTGAACTGCCGATTGCAGGGGCTTAACCATTTCTGGAGGCATAGACCCCGCTGGTGCGCCTGCAATTAGAGGGAAGAGCTTCTCCATGATCGTCTGGATATGAACCAAATCATTGTCTCTCGGAGATACGGGGATATCTTCACCAGAAATGATGCTTTGAAGCTCAATAATCTGCTGACGAGTCGCCTCAATTGCTACCGCTTCGACCTGATCTTTTGGAAGAATGACTTGGTTGGCGATAGATTCACCAACTTTTCGACTCCAGTCGAGTTTCATCAACTCATCTTGGTTAATTTGCGGGTTGCCAGTGTAGCGTTGGATCAAAAGATCAAGAATTGCAGCGTCTTGACCCTCTGTTTGCGGTAGAAGTTCCTCTGCTGGAGAAAACGCCATCAAAAGTATGTCGCTAGGTGGCAAATTGCGCTCCAACATAGCCAAAACGCATGAAACTGCCTCTTCATCGAGATGTTTAGGAATCTCAAATGGCACTAGGAACGATGGAATCTGGGATTGAGCCTGTTCAAACGCTTCGACAACCTCTTTTTTAGCCCACATTGCGTTAGGGTTCTGCAAACGAGCAAAATCGATCTGTGTTTTAAGTTCAGATGCGGCTTTAATATGTTCTGGATGGCAAATACCGCGCTGCATACGCTCAACCGCCTTGGAATATTGCTTCACCCAACGCATCAAAATGCCTTCGCGGATCTGATTTTCAACAGCAGCAATGCGATTGATCTCTGATGCGGTCTTGTCACCACTAGCAACATTCATCACAGACGAGGGAAGGAAAGTTCCCATCTGGATTTCAGCAAGACCTGACATAAACTGGTCAAGTTTAATGAAATCTTCTACATCAGCAGGCATTGCCGACTGAACTACATCATACCCTTCTGCCACATATGCGACAGGGTGCATTACTTGAAGCGGTGGGATGCCAGTTTTTGCTGTTGGGCCTTTTTTCAGCAATAGCATTCCACGCAAATACGAGTTATCGACAATAAGATTTCTGGCTTTATCAATAGCAATATGCGTGTTGTACAAGTCACGTCCCGCGCCACGGGAAGACATCAATGCGCCAGACCCAATCTCGATAGAGAATAGGGCGATTGTGTCCGACATTTTGTTGTATCTATCCAATTGTGTGCAGATTTCATCGCCCGATTTATCGTCGAAAAGATAGCGTGAGATTTTCCCTGTCGGTTCCTTAATCAACAGCTCCCCTAGCTCAACATACTTTGCGTCATTTTCGTAAGATGCACCATAAGAACCCTCTCGCGTCCAGTCCTCATATCGGCGAGCATCATCATCAGAATCAAGTGTGCGTCCAGCAGGTGTTGCATTATTGATTGCCTTTACCAAGTTGTTAATGTGCCATCCAGCAAGAGCAGAAAGCCTTGGTTGCTCAAGCACTGGTAACAATTCAGCAATCTGGTATCGGCGTTTCCGCGCCCAGATCGGGGTTGCATCCGCTTCCTGCGGGGTTTCTATGCTAAAGAATGTATAATCTTGGCGAAGAAATTCTGGCTTCCAGTCTCGCACATCGTCCCAGCAAACGGCACAAAAACCAAAAGTGGTATTCTCATGCGTTACTTGTGCAACGAGATCATCGTGTCCATTCCATCCACGGATGCACTTTGTAATTTCTTCACGAAAAATCTTGGTTTTATTTTCTGCACTCACACCCTCCAATGGATATTTCGAGTAAGTAAGCGTAGGAGATTGCTCAATTACTTGTTTAAATGGAGGCTGCAAGCGGCTAACCATTGTGGACAAAAATCCAGTTGGGCGATTGCTTCGCCAGTTTTGCCCCATGCTTTCCAATTTCTTTGCGCTATAAGGAGGCTCATTGTTGAGCTTCTTCTGGATAAGTTGATTTTTGCGATTGCGCTCAACATTTTGTTGCTTCAACCTGCGATACGCAGAATGGGCTTGCTGGCAGTCCTTGAAAGTGCGCTTAACTTGCAGGGTTTCTGGATTTACAACATCACCAGTGTTGTTGCTATCAACAATTTCCAAATTAGAAATCCTCTGTTTGTCAGAGGGTTTCATAATCCTTGCAGCTTTCGATGCGTAGATGTTAGTTACTTCTGCGGGAATTGGTTTGGTGTCTGCCATATTATTTAAGATTTAGCCAGCAATCTACTGGCAAATTGTCTGTTGGGGAAATGCTGTCTCTTGACATAAAAACTGCGGATTTATTGTCGTGACGAAGAAGAAGGCAACCTCCTAGTGCTTTTGATGTCTTTGTTTCCCTTGCCTGCCTAATGCTCGCACTTAACCTATCCGTTGCTTTCACGCACGCACCACATCCGCTTTTCCATTGAACATTTTGTTTGCAATTAAGACAAATTTGAGCGCGTTGCTCTGCCAGATCGTTTGATACAAGTGCTATCTCTTTTGAAGAATTAATGACATTTTTAGCCCAGATAGTAATGTCGTTTAGCAACTCTGTCTTTTGACTAGGTGTATTCACGGATGTTACAACAACCATATCTACTCCATGACAGAAGTTAGGATTCTTGGAACAGATATATGAATTAACATCACCTTCAACATCCCCCACAGGCAAGTGATTTTCGGCGCGATAATTTGTGACAACCTCAAGAAGATTGTCATAACTAAATCCAGCGAGTCTTGCATCACCATCGTAGTAATGCCATCCCCCCGGCGGGATCATTCCAATTATCGGTTTTGCCATGAATTTTTGAGATTTAAGTCAGTTTTTTAACGATAGCAAGCAAAATTTTACTTATTTATTAAATTATTCGCTAAAATCAACAAATTCGTAATTTTCAATTCCAGTTAGTTTTTTCTGGAAAACAAACTTTTCTGGTTTTGGTTCTGTCATTGTTGCAACTACTCCTCCACGTTGACGCATTAAGTAGACCAGCAGGGACAGGGAATCGAGTGCGTCAGGACTATTTTGGCGAGTGCGTTTTACGTAATCTCCTTTACTCTCGACTCTCACCAGCCCCTGTCCCTGCTGTTTGTACCTGCGAGAAGTAGCTTGGCGAACCAACTCCTCGGTACGGAAGCTCGGTGAAATTTTCAAATACTCAAACTCCAGATATTTAGCAAGTCCAAAAATTAATTCTGTAACTACTCCAGAATAAAGCTCGTTGGCCCTCTGCGTATCATCTCCAAGAATATGCGTATCAGAACTAGCCCACGAATAGTTCACTCCCATGACTTCACTTCCGTAAAGCGATTTCAATGCATCATGGATTCCCGCTCCGTTTCCAGTTCGATCCACACATAACCAGTTCGCCCCGATCCGCATCTCTTTTGCAAATCGAATAATCTCTGCGGTCTGTTCCAATGTCGCTAACTTTGGGAACTGCATTTGCGAATCCAACTGCAAACACGTTTTTGGTTTTTTGAATTCTCTGAATTGTCCGTCCCGTGGAGTCCAACCATCGCAGAGTCCGTATCGCCCGAATGAGCAGACAACTTGATCTCGCCCTTCCAATGCCAAATCGAACGCTGCTAGAGGCACTACAGGCCCAATAAACCGCACACTACCCATTGCATTGTCCATCATCGCAGGCGTGATTATTGCCATTGAGATACCTTCTTGCGGAAAGAATCCTCGCGCCATCGTGTAGTATTCGGCAGTCCTGCCCTTGGACTCGTATGCCATGTATCCTTCGTAGGATTGAAAGCCGGGGAAGATGATTTCCTTGTTAATAACATTCTCGCACTTCGCAGCATCCAGCCGCAACACGTGCCACCCCTCTCTGCTCTCCCATTCAAAATCTTCCTCGCAATCTACACTTTGCCAACCTCGTATTGGTTCACATCTTTTTCCAAATTCGCTATTCCTATCTTTGGGGTTTGATGCGCCAAAAATCTTGATGCGCCCCTTGGAGTCTTTTGTATCCGCCGCAGACAAGATGTTCTGCAAACCTTCCCACACTCCAGCGGGAACTTCTTCCGCTTCGTCCAGCACAACGTGCGTTCTGCTCATCTGACCCCATTTCGGATCTGGCTTTTGCCTTGGACTTGGGTGGAAACCACGGAGCGTTCCAGTTCCGCTATCTCCTTTCGGTACGGCAACTAGATGGATTCCGTTTTTATCATCGTCGTTGGCTTGAATGCTCTTAACAAGATCCTCGCTTCCTTCGTACTCTGGACGCACCAATGCCGTTCGATAAAATGTCTTGATTGCCGCAAACACATTTCGTTGAGCGTGCGCCTCGGTAAGCGAAACTACTTTAATACAAGTGTACTCTGGATCACGCATCCAGTCGAGAAGGAACCATGCGGCTGCGTTAAACGTCTTTCCCATTGCACCCGCGCCTTGAACCAACAACTTGTCATGCTCAAACAAGCACCTCCATGTATCGGCAGCACTTTGTGGTCGCCAATCGTATACTCCAGCACCCCACAAAATTGTTGCTGCCGCTTCAAACTGATCGTGCTTCAATAGGTGCTGAATGAAATTTAGTACAGTCTGCCTAGCCACCTTTTCGTCTAGTGTAACCAACTTTTTCTGCGAATCCGTCAGATTTGTCAGTATAAATTGAGCGGCATAGATGATTCCGTTGATATCATCTTTTTCTGCCTCCGCTCGTATCTTTGTGGCAATGTTAATTGCCTGTAAAACTGATGGTGACTTGTTAGTCATTCACTTTCCATCCCCACATCAAATTGAACCACGCAAATTCCCTTTCCCCCATCTTTTTGCTGGTTCTAAATGCTTTGGCAAATTTATTTAGAAACCATTTTTTGTAATCGTTAAACTCTTCGGTTGACCAACTTTTTTTGCAATACCACCCGTCTTGGTTGGTGAACTCTCTATCAAATCCATCAAATCCCACTCGCTTGAACATCTCGTCCAACGCTTCAGTTATAAATTTATCTATTTTATTCATAATTAATCCCAGTATAGTTGTGTTCCAGTTATCTTTCCACTTATAATTCTTTCTAGTACAGGTTCAACGTCCCATGGATACAATCCTCTTTCATAGCAAGTTTGTACTCCAAAGTATTCGTTGAACTTGTCTGTGTCTATTCCGTTTTTCTTTAATGCTTTATCTAAAACATCAAATTCAATGTGATCAATTGGATTGTCTGTGATTACAATTCCAAGCTGCTCAATTCGATTATATTTCATCATCCTCCTC